GGTGAGATTAGCTTTAAGATGTTCTCCGATGCTATGGATGATGCCTTTGGAGAGAACGCTACTAAGGCAAACGAGACTTACACTGGTTCGCTGGCTAACATGAAAGCAGCTCTCTCCCGTATCGGTGCATCTTTCTTCACGCCGTTCTTGAAAGATCAGAGAGATCTATTCAACTCGATAACACCAGCTATTGATGCGATCGCGAAGGCTCTTGGACCAGTCATCGACATGATGATTGACTTCAGTGGGGCTTCGACCAAGGGTCTAATCTCGATTATCGACAGTTTCGATTTCAGTAGGTTGATTCTTGTAATTGCACCGATGGTTCGTACTGTTAAAAATCTTGGTGCTGCTTTTGCATCTATTATAAAACCGATCCGAGAAGCATTTAGTCAGATCTTCCCGAGTTCTAGCATTATGGAATTCCGGAAGATGGTTCAAGTAGTTGAAGACTTCACTGAAACAATCAAAATGGGAGGAGATAGCGCAGAGAAGCTTAAACGTACTTTTGCTGGGGTCTTCGCAGTCTTCAGTATTGGTTGGTCGGTTGTTAAGGCCGTTACTGTTTTCCTCTTTGATCTCTTCGGCATGGTCTCAGAAGGCTCCGGGGGATTTCTTGATGCAACAGCTAACATCGGCGACTTCCTAGTTGCTCTTGATCTAGCAGTTAAGAATGGCGAAGGACTTGCTAAGTTCTTTGAGGGTCTTAAAGATGTTCTTAGAGGCCCTATCAAGTTTATCAAAGATCTTGCTAGCGCCCTTCTTAGCATATTCGACTTTGAAGCACCATCTGCAGATAATCTTACAGCTTCATTCGAACCTCTTGGACGTCTTGGTGAGATTCTCATCAGTGTTTGGGATCGTGTACTTGCTTCCCTAAATAGAATTTGGGATGTATTTCAGCCTCTAGCTGAAAAGCTTCAGAGCTTCTTCGAACCTATTACTAATGCTATCACCAAGGCCTTCACCAGTCTAAACTTCGACCAGATCCTCGACACGCTAAACACTGGACTGCTTGGCGGCATCTTCCTTATGTTCCAACGGATGGCCGCTAACACAAGCAACTCTGTGGGTAGTATTGCATTCAACCTTACTGAGCCTTTCAGAAAGATGACCTTCACACTTAGGTCTATGCAGAATACGCTACGAGCAGCGACGCTTATGCAGCTCGCGATCGCTATTGGTATCTTGTCTGCTTCTGTACTTATGTTGTCGAAGGTCGACGCAGCAGGTCTTACCAAAGCTCTCACTGCAATGTCTGTAATGATGGGGCAACTAGTTTTGTCGCTCAAGGGCCTCACAATGCTCGGCGGCGCAAAAGGTATCGTCTCAATCGGTGCTGGCCTGGTCTTGTTCGCAATAGCAATTAGAATCCTAGCCTCGGCTGTTAAGGCTTTGGCTGAACTCAGTTGGGAAGAACTTGCTAAGGGTCTAACTGGTGTCACTGTTCTTATTGGAGCACTTGTTCTTGCTGTAAGAGGCATGTCTAGCCAAACAGCTGGCATGATCAAAGCGGGTGCAGGACTTCTGCTTCTCGCTTTTGGTATCAAGGTGCTTGTAAGTGCTGTAACAGATCTTTCGGGTCTTGGCTGGGAAGAGATGGCAAAGGGTCTTGTCGGTGTTGGCGCACTTCTTGGTGCACTAACCTTGTTTACCAAATTCTCCAAAGCTAATAAGGGTGCCATTGGGCAGGGAGCAGCTCTGGTTCTTCTCGCCGTCGGTATTAAGATTCTTGCTAGCGCTGTTAAGGACTTTGCTGATCTTAGTTGGGAAGAGGTTGGTAAGGGCCTAGCCTCTGTCACAGCTATTCTCTTTGCGTTTGCTATATTCTCTAGGGCCGTTGGCAATCCAGCTAAGCTTATGGCTGCTGGTGTCTCGCTGGTTCTTGTTGGCGTAGCTGTGAAGATTCTAGCGAGCGCTATGAGTGACCTTGCCGATCTGTCATGGGAAGAGATTGATAAGGGCCTATCCTCAATGGCTGGAGCGCTTATTCTTATTGTAGCAGCGCTCAATCTTATGCCTCCGTCAACACTAGCATCTGCAGCCGCTCTTGTTGTGGTATCAGTTGCTCTTGGTCTAATTGCTAACGTGATGCAACAGATGGGTGGGATGAGTTGGGAAGAGATCGCTAAGGGTCTTGTTACTCTTGCTGGTTCTCTAGTGATTATTGCGGTAGCTATGATGGCTATGACAGCTGCTCTCCCAGGAGCTGCAGCTACGCTTCTTGTCGCAGCTGCTTTAGCTACGCTTGTACCGGTGCTGATAGCATTCGGTAGTATGTCTTTGGGTATGATCGCTAAGGGTCTCGGCGTTATGGCTGGCGTTTTCATTATTCTCGGAGTTGCCGGTCTTGCACTCGCGGCTGTTGTTCCTGTTCTTCTTGCTTTGGGAATAGCTGTTGGTATTCTTGGCATAGGACTATTGGCTGCTGGAGCTGGGGTGTTTCTATTTGCTACAGGAATCACCGCTCTTGCTGCTGCCGGCGCCGCTGGCGTTGCTGCTATTATTGCCATAGCCGTAGGTCTATTTAAACTTCTTCCAGAGTTCGCCAGGCAAATTGGCAATGCGCTAGTTGCATTTGCAGAAGTAATTGCCGCTGCTGGTCCAGCAATGCTTGACGCAATGTCTGCGGTCCTTGGGGCAATTATTGGGGCAATTGAGGAGAACGTCCCCAGGATTATTGATCTGTTTACCGTTCTATTGGACAAGCTCCTTGAGTTGTTGGTTGAGTTTGTTCCCAAGATTGCTGAAGCTGCTCTTGATATTATGATAGCAATCCTTGAAGCAATGGTGGAGAAGGTACCTATCATTGTCGCTGAGATTGCTAACCTGATTGTGGCGATTCTTAAAGAGTTGACTGAGGCCGTCCCCAAGATGGTTAAGGCAGCCGCAGCATTGCTTGTGGCTTTTCTTACGGAGCTTGCCGACAACGTCCAAGATGTTATTGATGCAGGTGCTGCTGTTATTATCGCCCTTATTGAGGGCATTAGCGATAGCATGGTAGATATTGTTGATGCTGGTTTTGAAGCCATCGTCAGCTTTATCGAGGGCATAACTGATTCTATTGATGAGCATATGCCTGAGCTTCTGTCTGCAGGTAAAGATATGGCTTTCGCTATTGCTGACGGCTTGACAGGCGGTATTGCAGGCAAGGTTGGAGAAGTTGCGAGAGCAGCTCGAGACATGGCTAACAATGCTATTGACACAGTAAAGGGGTGGTTTGAATCTAGCTCTCCATCTAAGGTATTTGAAAGGATTGGTGCATCGGGTGGTCAGGGCCTGGCCATTGGTTTTACAAATTCCGCGCCATTGGTTAATAAAGCCGCAGGAGGTGTCGGTAAAGATGCTATCAGTACGATGAAGAAGTCTATATCTGGTTTGTCTGATCTTCTTGCTATGGACACAGATCTGAATCCCACTATTACTCCAGTATTGGATCTGTCCGATTTCCATAAGGATGCTGCACAAATTAATTCCTCACTGTCGGGTAAGCAGATTTCTGTTGATGTTGCATATTCTGAGGCTAAGTACGCCTCTACTCGATACCAGGCAAATGAAGCTGCACGATACGCGACGACAACGGCTGGCGATATTTCGTCTCCGGCGGAACTTACGTTCAACCAATACAACAACTCGCCTAAGGCTTTGTCTTCGGCTGAGATCTATCGCCAAACGAAGAACCAACTATCTGTAACGAAGGGAGCTCTGACGCCGAATGTTGCTCAAGACGCTTAAAGTAACAAACAGTCGGGGTTTCACTCTGGACCTCCCACTTGAAGATATTTCAGGAGGTTTTATCGTTAAAGGTATCGAGGGTCTAGGCCCAGTTAAAGCGACGCTAGTATCTTCGAGTTTTGCGAACATGGATGGGGAACAATACCATTCAAGTCGTCGTGAAGCTCGAAATCTTATCGTTAAGCTGGGCCTAGACCCGGACTATGCTATATCCTCTGTGCATGATCTTAGAACTCAACTCTACAATTTCTTTATGCCTAAGACTCAAGCGAAGCTCATATTCAGTCTGTTTGATAAGTTCTCAGATAGTGTCCTTACTCAGTATCTTGATCTAGAAATCGCTGGAAGGATCGAATCGTTTGAGCCAGACATGTTTACGAAGCAACCATCAGTTGATCTCTCACTTATGTGTTTTGATCCGGACTTCTTTGATCCGAATCTGATCATATTTGAGGGGTCGACTGTTGCTGATCTGACTGAAACAGTACTCGAATACACAGGCACTGTAGAGACGGGTGTTGTTCTTACCCTTCTACCAGATCGTTCTTTGTCTGAGTTTACTATCTACCACCGTCCTCCAGACGAAACACTACGTACTGTATATTTCTCGTACCCGCTTCTTGCAGGAGATAAGCTAGAAATTAGCAGTGTCCCTGGGTCCAAGTATATTACCTTGACTCGTTGGGGTGTAGAGAGTTCGCTTCTCTATGCAATTAGCCCGCAATCGAACTGGCTCGAGATCTTTGCTGGCGATAACAACTTCCGTGTCCATGCCGAAGGAGCACCAATTCCATTCAGTATTGAGTACACGAACAAATACGGAGGGCTGTAATGGAGATGTATATTCTTGACAGTCTTCTTCGTCGTACCTGGGCAGTTGATAAGTTCGAGTCTCTTATTTGGACTGAGAGATGGCATGAGGCCGGTGATTTTGAGCTGGATCTTAAGTCTACTCTCGAGAATCGTACCAAGTTCATGATCGGTACTCGTATTGCGATCAACGACTCATATCGTGTGATGACAGTAGAAACTGTTGAAGATAAGACTGATGCACAAGGAAAAGAGACGTTCACGGTTAAGGGGCGTTCTCTTGAGGCGCTTCTGGAAGATAGAGTAGTTAAAGAAACCATGTCGGACCTTACTACGGAACCGAAGTGGATTCTTACAGATACGCCAGCGAATATTGTAAGAACGATGTTCGATCATATTTGTCGTCCTCCGGCTGCTTTGCATCTTAATGATGCGATTCCGTTTATCACACCCGGAACTATATTTCCAGCAGATAATATTCCTGAAAGTGTAACAGCGATTACATGGGAACAGAGTCCTGCTTCGCTTTACAATGCGATTCAAAACATCTGTAAAATGTATGATCTAGGGTTCCGTATAGTTCGTAACTTCGATTTGTCAGAGCTATATTTTGATGTCTATTCTGGAAATGATCGAACTACTCGACAGTCTGATTTGTCTCCGGTGGTATTTTCAGTAGGGCTTGACAACATCCAGAACACAACCGAGTTCTTGAGTATTGATAAGTCTAAGAACGTGGCCTACGTTTTCTCTGACACAGGCTATGCGGTTGTGTATGCTGATGATGTAGACCCTGATGTGGATGGTTTCGATCGTCGCGTGCTCGTAGTAAATGCTAACGTTGACTCTCCCCTCGTACAGCAGGGAAACGAAGCATTGCTAAAGAGCCGTGGAGTAACACTTTTCGATGGGGAGGTCAATCAGCGTACTGAATACACCTATGGCGTTGACTATGAACTCGGCGATCTTGTTGAGATGCGCAATAAGGATGGTGTTATCACCTATAAGCGTGTGACTGAACAGATATTTGTATCAGATGCTACTGGTGAGCGTGCTTATCCTACGTTGGTACTCAACCTGTTCACTGGGGCCAACACATGGGCTTCATGGACTTACAAAGACCTTGTCTGGGTAGACTTTACTACTGAGGTTTGGGCCGACATGTAATTAGGGAAGGAGGTTTGAAATGGCTATTGGCGACAATGCACAAGCTGCTGGGCTACCAATTGTTCCTGAGACAGGAGAAGAAGGCCGTATTCGCTGGGGAGCACGAGAAATTACTCGAACTCGAGACTTTGTTGCTCAGGTGAAGGCTCTGATTCCGGTTGGTAAACCAGCGTATCGTTCCGCAGGCGGGATTACTTCTAGCACGGCGGATCCCTCTGGTGGCACTGATGGGGATATTCACTTTAAAGTGGCTGGTAGTACTGTTACTACGTTTGTGAAACAGGCCGGCGTTTGGGAAGGATCATGACAAAATCTACTTGGCTGATTTTTCGTCCGTGGGAGCGTCATAGCCTAGTTTTGACAATAAGCGGTTTAGGCTATATTACTCTAGGTGTGTCTTTTCTTGTCGATAGTGATATGTCTGTAAGACGAGAGGAAGCTTTAGTTGTTGCTATACATATGTTTCCGCTGAATACTTGGGCCGCTCTTTTTATCCTAGCAGGTGTTTTTGCCATTCTATCTGGACGATGGCCCCCTTCCTCGTCTAGTTGGGGATATGTGGTCTTAACTGGGTTTTCCTCAGCATGGTCTGCAATGTATCTAGTTAGTTATATCTTTGGGGGTCCTTTTTCAAACATAAGTTTTAGTCTTACCTGGGGTCTATTGGCATTTATGTGGTGGGCTACTAGTGGGCTTGTGAACCCGTCCAATGGACAGGCACCATATGTTAAATCTGATTGACATTGGTTCTGTTATTGTAGCATTGATCGCTGCATTTGGAGCATGGGCTGCGCAACGTGCTGCGGCCAGAGCAACTAGACTTAATAACACAGTCTCTAGCCGTCTTGACGCGGAAAGAGGAGCATACGAAAGGGCTAGAGCCTTCGATATTCAAACTATTGAGCGTCAAAATGCAGAGATTCTAATACTACGAGAGTCTAATGATAGACTTCGAACAAAACTAAATTTAGTAGCTAAACGAGTCGCGCATCTTGAAGCATTACTCTTACTTCCAGATTCGGAAAGGTTTACAGATGAAGACATCCTCGAAACTCCTGATTAAGAATAATACTTTGTATGATGTATTGAAATACAGTGCCCAGATTGTGCTGCCCGCTCTTGCTACGCTATATTTTGCATTGTCGCAGATCTGGGGATTTCCCAACGGGGCAGAGGTTGTAGGCACGATCGCAGCGTTTGACGCATTCTTAGGTGTTCTGTTGGGTCTCAGCACATCTGCCTATAACAACAGCGGTGCCAAGTTCGATGGAACCATCGATGTGTTTGAAGACGAAGCTACAAAGCAATTTACATTGAACATGGATGGCGATCCGTACGAGCTTGAGAAGAAGGACGAAGTTATATTTAGGGTCAACCCAGTAAACAAAGACTCCTAA